GGCGGTCACATAGCCCTGGCCAGTCACAAAACTCGTCGTCGCCAGGCCATTGGTGATGGGAGTGGGTACCGCCAGCGAGTGAGTCTGCACATCCCAAACTGTTGGTACGCGAGAGGCCGTCAAGGTCGCGCTGGTTAAGGTCAAGCCGTTGGTGTCACCAAAAACAACCAAGGCAAACGAATTCCAGGATACGGATTCATTTGTCAGCGTGACAAAGTCAGCGACGAGCGGCTGGTTGGTGTCGCCAGTTTTCAACGTCAACACGCTGTCGATGTTGGTGCCATCCCATTGCAGGGTGCCGGACAATGACCATGGCAGACCACCCCCGGACGTCCAGGGGCCAGTCAAAAGCGGCTGACCATCGAGCAGGACAGTCAGCCGATTTTCCGCCGAAAATTGGGGATCGGAAAAATTGACACCTTTGGCGCTGACGGTGACGGAATCCCCCGGCTGACGAAAGTAGTTTGTAAACCCTGTTGCCCAGGCGACATTGCTGTCCGTCAAAGAGTAGGAGACAGGCACGCTGTAATTGGTGATTTGGGCGAAGGCCGGGAGAGCGCTGGCCAGGGAGAGTAAGAGAATTTTTTTCATTTGGCGTTTTGGATCAGGAATTTTGTCACGCTGTCCACGTAACCCGGCGCTGAACACGTGATCTGGACGAAGAAATTTGTGGACAGCGTTATGGGAATATTAACCGGCTGAATCGCCGTGGCATCGTAGCTGGAATACCTTGTGTCAGTAAATTTTCCCATCGATTGAGTGGTCGAAGTGGTCGTAATCAACTCACCGCCTTGCAAAACCGCGCCGCTAGTCTTGAACGAAATCGTTGCCCCTGGCGTCGAACACGAAATCCCCAGCACCCCAAAGGGCACGATTTGCCGAACGGCGACATTCCAGCCATTTACCATATGGCCAATCATTGTCGGTGCCCCAGAGACGTCCAATAATTCCACCCCATTGCAATCAAACATCTGAGCCGGCGCGCAGGCTGGAGTGGCCACGCCTGTAACCCTCACAACGAGGTCCGTCTCAGTCACAAAATTGGTTGAATCGCGGGCGATGAGTTTGACGGTGTATGTTCCAGCCTTCTCGAAACTCACCGTCGAAGCCAGCGGATAACTATTGGTAGGCGTGAAAATGGTATCAGCCACCAGCCGGTCGGTTGTTTCAGTGGACGAGCGAACCATGATTTTAACCTCAACCAGGTTGCCGTCCGGGTCTGTCCACAGACCGGAAAGAGGCAGCACGGCCGGGAATTGTGTCGCCGCAATTGCAGGCGTGTACGATGCGGGCGCAGTCAGCGCCAGGGTCGGCGCTGAGAGGGACATGAGCGGGAACCGGAACGGCTCGCTGACACCCTCAGACAATGCCAGCGACGTGGCGAAGGTAGCAGGACACAGCCGAAACAAAGCATAAGACGGCGTGGTGCCAGCCGCCCGGTTTGCGCGCAGGGTTGCAAAGAGCGCACTGCCGAAACCAACAACATTAGATCGTGGTATCAGCCACACCTCACTGTTCGCGGCAAACGCCTGGGCGGCCGTGTTCTGCCGGCCGCGCAGGATTGTCAATTGATATTGTCCGGCAGAGAGCAGCGTCTGCGTGCTCACCGACATGATTTCCATAACCGCGTAGCCACTGACCTCCGCGACCTGGCTGCTGGCTGGCGTTGTGCCGTTGTCGAGTACGGGCTGGACAACAATGGCCAGCATGGTGTCATCCTGAGCGTCATTCGCGCTGTATTGCTGGGTGAAAAAGTCAGCGTCCGGCTGCGTGGTGTCCACGTTGACGGTCAGCGCGGTATCACTGATTGCGATCGCGTTGGCCAGAATCCCTTTTGCGGCAAAGCCACTCAACACGCCCAATGAGGAAAATGTCCCGTTGGCAGCGGTGTCGAAATAGAGCTGACAGCTTGTAATCAGGTTGCTGGGCCGCTGCACCAGCGCCGTTACTGACCCGCGAATGCCAGCCAGAATGGTGGGAATTTCCGCCAGCCGGAAATTCGTCACTGGCGGCACATTTTCCGTGTTGCTGAGAATTGGCGCGCCTTGGCCATTCCAGGGGATGGCTGACAATGTGTTATCAGCTTCAACCTCGAGCTTGACTGGACCGGTCATTCCCCCTGTCCGTTTGGTGACGCGGAAAAACTGGAAGATGCTCTGCGCGTTCGGTTCGATATCCACATCGAGCAGCACATAATCGCCGCCGCGAATGGTCCGGCCTATTTCCCGGCGCACGGTCAGGGTGCCGGTGATCTGCGCGTGTCCGCGCACGCGCAGCGTTTCGCGGCCATGCAGCAGCGCCTGATCGGAGCGGGTGATCCAGGGCCGGTCAACCGACAATTCGCGGACTGATTTGAGCACGGCCCAGGCGCGCGGATCATCGGCATGCAGACTGATCTGCTGAAAGTTGCACTGCCGGTCATTGTAGCGCACCGTGCAGCGCGAGTAGGTTTGCTGCCAGCTCGTGCTCTTGAGTTGGGGACGCTCCGTGAGGGAATCTTCCGTCAGCGTGGTATAGGCCGCCGGCGCCACTCCGTGGCGATAGCATCCCAGCTCAATCAATTTCGTCGTCGGATTGAAACGGATAAACCCGTCAATCATTTGGGCGAACTGATCCAGCACGCTCCGCAATGTGTCGGCGGTGTCAATGAGCGGTGATGCGCCATAAAGGGATTCGTTGGCCTGCAGGTACGTTGCAACATTGTTAAAACTCACCGCATCGAGCGTGCCGGCATCGAGGCCGATGCCGTTGGCGCTGGTAAGTATTTCAGCAATGAAGGCAGCCAGGTTGCACTGGCCGTCCACGATGGTCGCCGGCGTCCCCGTAACGACCGTCTGCACCGGCGTCCGGCGGACAATGATTTCAATATTTGGCGCGGATTGAATTTCCTGACCCAGCAGAAAACCGCCCGAAGATCCGCCCGGTGAGGTCAGTGGACCCATGACGCAATAGGCGATGCCGGCATAAGTTGGGTGGATATCGCCGGCGTCATTGTTGCCATTGAGCACCGCATCCACCGTTTGCGCGGATGTGCCCCAGTAGAAACGCAGCGTCCCGTAAGTGGTGTCGTCGGATGTTACGATGGAAAAATCCGAAAAAGCCGCGCCGGCCGGCGTGAAGGTGGTCGGTCGCGGAAAAGTATATTCGACCCAGTAGGCGGGATTATTGCCCGGAATGGTGGGATCTGTGTTGGCGACATTTGCCGGCACGGTGAAGGACTGCTGGGCCACCCAGACCTGGGCATCGAAGACATACATGGCGCCGGCCGAAACATTGAAAGCGCCATTGCCGGTCGGCCAACTGGAGGCCCCCTGGGGCCAGACTTCCGAGCCGTCCAGCATGATATTCACCACGTCGTCCACGGAACCAATGCAGATCCCGCAGGCAATGGTGCCGTAGTAGTCAAAGGTGGTACTCGCGCCGCCGGATTTGCTGCTGCTGCCCATATTATTTTTTCCCGCGTTGTGAACTCGGCGCCGGCGCGGCGTATTTGTTGTAGACCTCGCTCAGCGCCTTGACGGCGATCTTGCGCGTGCCCGCAACAAGGGCGACCGGCAAAGCCTGTTGCTGTGAGCACGTCATCTGGTCCTGAACGCCGAACGGTTGCTGAGTGGTTGGATTTTGGTTTCCGAACATGACTTTATTGGGTGACTGGCCGCCAGACCTGGCCGATGCGGATCCAATAGCTGGCGTCGTGAATGTTGTTTGTGGTGGTTCCGTTATTGCGCAGGCAATGGATGAACGTGCCTTCGGCGGCCAGCATGAGTCCGAGGTGATGCACGCAGCCGCCAATTTTCAGCCCGATCAAATCCCCCGGCTGCGGAGCGAATTTATTTTCAACGACGGTAAAATGTTCCGGATGCTCGTCTAGGAACTGCGCGATGATCGAGTCTTTGTGCGCCCCAGCCCAGTCCATCGGCCCCTCGGGAATGGCAAAGTCTTTTGGCAAAGCGCCGCATTCGACCAGAATGGATCCGACCAGCTTCTGGCAGGACACGCCCGAGCCTTTGAACGCCGCATTCGGCATGAAGGGCGTGCCGATCCACGTGCCCGCGTAAAATTGCAATTTGGCGATGCGGTCCGGAGTGTTGAAAAACGGTGTGCTCATTTCTTCCCTCCTCCATTGTTGGTGCTGATTTTCATCACGAACGGGTTGCCGGTTGGAATAAACGGAAAGCCACCAAACGCCGGTCCATTTTTGAACTTGGTGATGGCGGTCGCATATTGCCCGTCATAGCCCGCGAAGATTTTCACTGCGTCGCCCACGGCCGGTGCAATCGCCAGCGGCGAGGTGAGACTGAGCGTGATTTGGCCGCCGGCAAGCACTGTATTGTCGCCCACCATCCGGTACTGCACGGCGCCGGCGGTCGTGTTCTGAATGGAACCGGCCGCAAAATAATGCGCCGTCAGCGCGGTCGCTCCGTTCAATGCCGGGTTGTTTGCTGCGATCGTGCCGATCACCAGCGTTGCCGATGTCGCGTCATAGCTCACCACCACGGCATTCCATTGCCAGTCACTGGCCGTGAGTCCGTTATTCGGCTCAAACAAATTCCAATTATCCGCCTGCTGGTAAATACGCCGGGCAGCGGTGCGGTCAAAGATCCAGGAGAGCGACGCGCAGGTGGCATTGAGAAGCGGACCGTCCATTGACACATCCGACACCTCGCCGGAAAACCATGCCGTAATGGCGGTCACGACATTGCCGACCACGCTTCCCTCCGCGATATCCACCATCAGCGGAAATTCGAGTTGGAATGGAATGAGGAGCGCCAGCGGATTGCCTGTAAAGTTGCGCGTCTTGACTGTGCAATTTTGCCGCTCCAGGTTGGGGACATCCGCAATGTCCTCGTTCTCAATCGGCCGGCTGGAATAGACGTTTCCATTGGCATCCGTCAGATCGCGTTCAAAATTGGTGAAGCGCCAGATCGTGCTGCCCGCCGGCGTGGTTTGGGTAAACGTATAGAGCATCGCCGTGATGGGCAGCGCGCCCATCGTGGTGCCGTAGGTTTCGCCCGCGACCGCATTAGTCTCCCAGGGCAGCTCGCAGAATTTTAACGTGGCCGAGGCCAGATCCGGACGGCTGAAGTTCAGCTCCAGTTTCAAGTCATCGAAGCGCGTGAGGACGAGCGATTCGATCCGCGTCGTGGCCATGCCAAACGCCGCGCCAGGCGCGGCCGCCAGGTTCCACACATCGCCCGCGACATTGCTTACTACCAGCGGCACGCGCTGAATATTGTCATTGAGCAATACGAACGAATTCGTCCCCAGTGCCGCTCCGTTGTCCACGGTTAACGTCGTGGCCGCCGCCGCCACGTTCGCCGTCAAAGCCGCTTCACTGACGGCCGCGCCCAGCCAGAAATTGTTCGTCTCGCCGCCCATGTCGGAGAAAAAACGCAGCAGATTGAAGGCATCGTTGTTTTGCAGTTTGAAGGATTGCGTGACCTTTCGGCGATGCCGCTGGCTGTAGTACACCGTGGCCAGGGTGCGCAGGTTGCCGAGTTGCTGCCGGTCAATATCCACCTCCGAGCCGCCAGTGACCGGCACCGTGGACCACTCCGCGTCAAACGGGAACAGCGGCCGCACGCCGCCGGCGGCCGTCAAACCGTTTGGCGCGGCGAAGGCCGCCGGCGTGAGCGGGTAATTATCACTGTCCGCAAAATCAAAATCCACGCTGCAGAGCGTGTCGGTAATCATGGTCGGCTTCGGCGTGTCCTTCAAAATGCCCACCATCAGGGGATATGCAGTTGCGTATTGCAGGCTGGCCAGCAGCGTCTGCAGACCCGCTGCAGCCGTGATGCTGTTGAAGGAACCATCCGCATTGAAGACCGCATACCAGGCGGCCGTCACCGGCGCGGATGCCACCGCGGTGAAGCCGGCCGGCCAGAGCGGACAGAGGACTTGCTGGTCCGCCAGCGCCTGCAGGGAGTTTCGCAGATTGGTGATGGCGGGCGAATTGGTCAGCAGACAGGTATAGCGCGTCTCCAGCCGCAAGGTATCTCCCGTCACACGCCGCGTCTCTTTGCCGGTCAGTCCGCGCTCCGTCACCGCCGTAATGCTGGCGTCCAGGACAAAGTCACTCACCCAGCTCGGTGTGTCATCGAGCAGAAACGCCGTGGCGGCATTGAAGACGACGGGAATCATTTCTTGTGGAGAATCACCGGCTCAAAATTGTCGAACCGGAAAAACGTGGCCTGCAGCCGCCGGGCCTGCCCGGCGGAGATGGGGTGCAGTTCAAACTCGTGGAACGGCACGCAATGCAGGTGGAACGGCGATGGCCTCACGGTGGCGTTTTCGGCCAGCTCGCGCACCGTGGCCAGCGCGGTCGCCGCAGCCGGGCAGCAGGGAAATTGACGGGAAATTTTCATATATTGAATCAACGGAACCGATGGATGTTTTTGCCCATCACATCTACCACCCACTTTTCATGGTCGCTGTTGCGTTCCAAGTGGTCGGCCATCTGCCGGGAATCCAGGAAGGTGTACACGCTCGTCTTGTTGCCGCCGCCGCTGCCGGCCGATCCGGCGGCTCCGGCCGTGGCTGTGTCGCCGCGCTTGATGGATTCCAGCGCGCCCACACCCATCCGCGAGACCGTTTCCGCCGGCATCACGAATTCGCCGCGATGGACAATGCCGGCCGGCTCATATTTGCCGCCGCCGCCGGTGTAACCGCCATCGGAAAAAACCGCCGCACCTTCCAGAGTGGCCAGCGTGGCGGCAAAAGCAATTGGGGCCAGAATTGGTCCGACAAAAGGAATTGATGCCATCGCCGTCGCCGCTTCAATTGCCGCCAAAATGATGTAGGGCTGACATTCCAAGATCACAAAAGCTTTGCGAATCAGTGAATAAACCAATGTCATCGCGGTCATCAGTACCTGGCCGGCAATGTGCGCTGCCGTGCGGATGGCTACCTGGATGCCGTGAAAAATTGTTTCCATTACGCCGATGCCGCCGCGGGAAGAAGCGCCAGCTGCGGTGGCACCCGTCTTAGTAGCTTCGCCAGCCGTATGAATACCAACCTGTGCCGTGGTGTCCGCCGTCTGTTTTGCAACTTCAGCCGTATGGAACATGCTGCTGAAAGCCGCCATTAGCGTGTGCTGCAATATCCACTGCACCGCCATGTGGACAATCTGGTTGACAATTTCCGAGACGATTGAGTTGTAGATTGAACGCAGCGCCTGGCCCCATTTTTCCGTCCCCAAAATCACGCCCGAAAGGTTTTGTGAAATACTGTTGACGGCCGTGTTCCACACGGCGGAAAAAGCCTGGGCGGACTGCTGTGCGACCGTGCCGATGTTCTGGAGCTTGACGATCGTCTCGCCGAGCTGGTAGCTAAAACTATCCGCGTTTTCCGCATCCGCCAATTGCCGGTCCAGATCCATCTGCTGAAGTTTGAGCTGGTTGATTTTTTCAAGCGCCTGGGCACGAGCCATGTCACTGGTCGCGGGATTCGCCGCTATGTTTTGCTGCGCGGTAATATCCTCACCCGTGGCCTTTTGCTGCGCTTGCAGAGGAGCGATGGACATGGCCGTTTTTTGCTGGTCAGTCAAAAATGGATTGTCCTTGGTCTGACGGAGAGTCAACTCCGCCTCGCTTTGCGCGATCTGTTTTTTTAACTGCGCCTGGCGTTCCAGTTCGGCGGTGTATTCCCGCTCGCCCTCCGTGCGTTTCTTGGCCGCCTCAGTGACCAGGTGCGTGTATTCCGCCTCCGTGATTCCGCCATCGGCCAGGACTTTCTTGGCCGCGTTCACGCGGAGGACATATTCCGCATCGGCCAGCTCGCCGCGCTTGATGCCGGCCTTGTTCTGCGAATCCGTGATCGTGTCCTCGATGCCCCGCAAATATTCCGCGCCCTCCTTTGCGGCCTGTTCGCGGATGGAATTCTCCAGCTCGGTTTCGCTGCGGAGATATTCGTCATACGTCTTTTGCAGCTCCTCGTTCTCCTTTTCGCGGAGGGCGTCAATGGCCTTTTGCTCATCCGCGCGCGTCTTCGCAATGGCCGCGTCGGCAGCCGCATCAATTCCGGCATTGCGCACGCCGCCCGTGGTCAGCGGCGCGCCGGCCAGCGCGGCGGTGGATTTGATCTCCTCGCGGATCTTCTCATACTTCTCATGCTGGGCGGCGATCTCCTTGGCGGTGCCTTCCAGGTCTTCCGTCTGAATCTTTTTGGTCAACTCGCCGAACTCCGCCAGAGCCTTCACCTGTTCGCCGCTAAGTGCCAGCTTCTGGTTTTCAAAGGCGCCGATCTCTGCCTGGGTGGCCGCCCGGTTTTGCACCTGGACCTGCTCGGTTCCGGTTTGAACCGGGGCGAATGTGCCATTGGCAAACGTGGGGCGTTCCACCGTGCTGGTGGCCTCAGTGGTGACGTTGCCATCCTGGCCGACAAAGAGCGGATTGGATTTGCGCTGTTCCAGCTCGCCGCGCATTTTTTCGGCGGCGGCCGGCGAGAGCAGTCCGGACTTTTGGTAGAGCGAGATTTTTTCCAGAATCGCCGGCACCTTGTCCAGGGCGTCGGTGAGATCCTTGCTGGCGGCGGCCGCTTCCGTTTCGGCGGAGGCATATTCATGCCAGGCCAGAACCCCGGCGCCAACCACTGCGCCAATGGCGACCGCGTAGGGCAGCACGGCGGCCAGGCTCACCCCTGCCAGCATGGCCGAGGTCCGCAGCAGCCGCAGGCCGTCCGTCAACAGCATGGCGCTCACGGCCAGTTCCGGGAACCGCTGGCCGGCCAGCAGCATGGCGGAGCCTTCCAGACCGCGAAACCCCTCATGGGTCAGCATGGCCGTCTCGCGCAGCTTGGTCAGCTCGCCGCCGGCGGCGGCCGATCCGGCGGCCATCCCCTTCAAGCCGCTGCCGGCGCCGGACATGAACGCTTCCAGCTTCGCGGCGGCCTCGGCCGTCTCGGCGGTGACAACAATTTTAATCGGCTCTGCCATGTTAGTGGTTGATGATTTTTAACATTGCCTGCTGCAGATTTTCCCAACTCCCCACGTCGCCCTGGCAGGCGACCATGATGTTTAATGTCTCGGTGGCGCGGATTTTGTTGCGGGCGTCCGCATCAGCGGTCAGTTGTTCCCAGGACAATTGCAGCGCCTGCGATCGCGTCAGGCCGGCCTCGGCGGCGAGCCGTGCGAAGACTGTGCTGAAATCTGCGCGGCGACCGCCGGGCTGGCCAGCACCTGCGCCGCCATCTCCCGGATGGCATTGCGCTCGGCCTGCGACGCTTTGCGCCGCCGGGCAAAGGTAAAAAAACCTTTCTGGTTCACCTCCCAAACCGTCGCCTGCACCAGCTCGTAGGATTCCGGCGAGAGCGATTTGATGACAGCCTCCGAGGTGCCGCAGGCCACCGCCATCAATCCAAACTCGTCGTCAATCACCACGCAACGCATGGCCCGGTCATAGTCCGCCAGGCGGATCTGCCGGACTTGGATTTCCACCGGCGTGGTGCCGTCGTCCTTCACGCACTTGAGCGTTTTGGGGAACATGTTATCCATAATCAGAAACGGAGTAGGAGGTTGGTTGTGACAACGCCATTGTTGGTTGAAACAATGGAGATGTATCGGCCGTTGCCCGGCGCGTTGGTGTTAAAGGCACTGCCGCCGGCGATATTGCCCGGAACAATGTTGGTGTAGGTAATGGCGTAGCTGGCAGCCACCGAAGGAGCCGGATCAGCACCGGACAAAATCACCGACTGCCATAGCCTCAAGGCCAGGGACAGACTGGAATCGGTGGCCGCGTTTCCAATGTCGGACGTCTGGTAAATATTGGTACCCCCGACATCCAACTGCCAGTAGTACTTCCGCGGAGTTCCGGTGACGTTTTTCTGATAGAGATGGCCACCCGTCAGATTTGTGAAATCGGTCGTTGACGGCGCCTGCAACGCGTAAAAACCGTTGGCGGATGGCATTCCAGCGCTGGTGACAATAAGCCCATTAACGTTCGTCACCGGCGTGCCCCAAATGGGGACCAGTCCCAAATTCCCCGGTGCGTTGGTGATAAAGCCAGGGCCGCTCGAAATATTGGTCCGCGAATAATTCGTGTTCCAATAATTGGTGGAAACAATGTTGGCCGGCGGGTTGGTCGCCAACTGGGCGCAAGCGGTGAAGGTGAGCTGAAATGTCAGCAGGCAGCCGAGGGAAAAGAGAGTCAATGTTTGTTTCATGTGTTTTGTTTGGTTGCAGAACTCCGGCAGTTGTCCGGCAATGCCGGACAACTGCCGATTGGTTTAATGTTTCGTTTCAGTCGGAGCCGCCGGCGCGGGAGATTTGATCTCCGTTTTTTCCGGCACCACCCGGTTGCGGGGAGCCGCCGTCGTGTGTTTGAACCGGTCGTGGTTGACCGCGCTTTGAGTTTCGGCCGCGATTTGATTTTTATCTTTGCTCATAAAAAAACGGCTTAGGTGGTGGCGAGCAGGCCGACATTGAGCGTGCTGTAAAGCACAGTCAGCTCGTAATTGGGTTTGACCACACTGCCTTCCTTGCTGCCCATGCCGCCCGTGATGCGGAGCAGGCCGTACAGGTCGAGGTTGAAAACGAAAGTGTCGTTCTGGTCGTAAAGTTCCGTGTGGAACCAGCCCCGGCGCGGCGCGGCCGACAGCGGATTGAACACGCCGCCTGCCGACGTGAGCTTCTGTTTCGTCCGGTAAAAGATTTCCATGGCCAGCGCCTGGATCTCCTGGGCGGTGAATTTTTTTGTGAACTCCGCACCTTTCTCGACGGAGTCGTAGTGCTGCATCCGGCCAGGCGACGGCTTGTAGATTTTCTCATCGCCGAGGCTTTTGGTCTCATCGGACCAGTCGGCGATGGCGCCGATGTCCTGGTAGAGTGGATCCGTGGGATCCGGTTTGTTGGTGCGCGACGCCGGACCGGCAATGGAGCCGGTGTTGGCCGCGGGAATGGTGATGGCGTCACCTTCGCGGAAGAAAAATCCGTGGTGACCGAGCGAGTAGGAGCCGAGAATTAGCATGTTTATTTATTTGGTTGAGTTTTGTTTTACCGGCACCGGGCCGGCAAAGTCGGAAATGGTTAAAGTGTCGGACCGGCGCCCAACGGCGCCTCCAGCCAGCCGCCCTTGCATTCAAGTTCGATCGCGATAGCGGCGCGGCCGGGCAGGTTTTGTTTGTCAGCCTTGTTTTTCACGATCAGCACCGATTCGTTGACCGGGTAACTGACCACGCCGGACGGGTTGGGCAGCAACTGGCCGCTCACGGATGGCACCGCCAGGGCGGCGAGGGCAAAGGCCCCCAGATTGTTGTCATCGCCGTAAAGCGCGGCCGTGCGGTTGCCGAGCACGCGATCGGAAACGAGGATATCCACCGGCAGCGACCGGCGGGTCAGCAATTTGCGCTGGCTGCTTTCCGTCTCCCAATGGGCGTCCAGCGGCACAATCAGCGCCAGGCGCTGCTCGCTAATGAGCAGCAGTTGGAACGCCTCCAGGAGATTTTCGCTGTCGAACAGTTCCACGCGTTGGAAAAGCGGGCCACTCTTGTCCGGCAACTGTATCGCCGTGAGTTGCGTTTTAATGGCGTTGGCAATGGCCGTGATGCTGGCGAAATGGGCGGTGGCGGGGGTCATGGTCAATAAAGGTGGTCGCCGCGCATCCGGCCGTGGACGTAAGCCGGTCCGCCGACCAGGCCGGCGCGAGAGGCCAGGGCGGCATTGGCCACCTTGGGCAGGTTCGGCCGGTCGCCGCGGGCAATGCTTTGCAGTTCGGTCCAGGCGCTTTTGTAGCGCGTGGCCACGTCTTCCGGGGCCGGTGTGCCGGCGTTCACATAGGCGTTATAGACGGCCAGGGCGCGGATGAAATTCGAGATGCTGGTGGCGTCCAGGATGTAGCCGGCCGAGAGCCGGGCCACGTCCGCTGCGGCTTCATCGCAGAGCTGCTGCAGCGGGTCGGCAACTTCCGTAGTCGCCAGGGCCGCAGTGAACTGCGCCACCTTGTCCGCCGAGAGCTGCAGGTTGCCAGTGATGAAGGTGTATGCGTTGGACATGGTTCAAAGTGGGAGCGCCGCGCGCGATCGCGCGACGCTCCCGGTGAAGTTTATTCCTTCGCCTTTTTCTCTTTTTCCTCCTTGATGGCGGAGGCGTCAATGGTGACACCCTTGTCCGCCGGAGTATCGGCGTTGACCTTTTCGCCCCAGCCGCCGGCGGCGAGCGTTTTCGATTCCTCGTCGGTGACTTCAACGACGGAGCCGATTTTGTGGTGGAGTTTGCCCTTGATGACAACGGGCGTGCGGATTTTGAATTTTGCCATATTGGTTTGGTTTAATTTTTCAGTTTTCAATTTTCTGCGGTTGGTTGGTGCTAGTGGTCAGTTGCTGGACTGCGAATACTGGAGGTTGACCAGCTTGACGGTGTAGGCGCTGTTATTGGTCGCCAGCGTGAGCTGCATCTGGCGGAGGTTGTTCAGCGTGGTATTGGGCCAGTTGGTCCAATACGTGTTCGTGCCGACGAAGTTTGACGGCACGGTCCATTGCAGCGGCCGCGTCGTGGTGTAGGACATGCCATCCCCGGTCACATCCCAGCCCAGCGTGACGGTGGTGGCCGAGGCGTTGGTGCTGATGACGGTTACAAACGCGGACAGGCCGTGATCCTGACGGATCGTCTTGTCCAGGCTGTTGGTGCCGTTGGCGGTGTAGTTCGTCCCCACCGATGCGGCCAGTGTCAGCGGAAACGCATTCGTGTCCAGAGAGACAGTGTTCGGCGCATTGTTGGCATAGTTCAGCGCCGTCGGTTGCGACCAGGCCGGCATCGCGCACAGCGCGAGCAGACTGATGATTAAGCAAACCAGCAGCAGGCCGGTGAGCGTGAATTTGGAATTATTTTTCATTCGATGTTGAATGTTCGATGTTGAATGTTTGTTTGTTTTTTGCGTGGGGGCTGCCAGTCACCCAACAGCCCCACGCAATGGTTTAGAACGACAGCACGCTCTGCAGATAGAACGCCGCGTTTTTGCCCACGACCTTTTCCCCGACGTAATGCTCGCCGCGATGCACGTCGGATTTCTTGGTCTCGTCGCGGTAGTCCATGATCTGGATGAGGTCCGGGCCGCCGCCGCCGGCCACCATGCCGGGGCCGGTGCCGCCGGTCGCCTGCGTGACCGGGCTGGTGAATGCCGTCCAGTAGAACGTGCGCGCAAAGTTCGGCAGTTCCAGGTCTTCGCCCTCCTCGACGTGGGCGAGCACGCAATCGTGCCCCCAGATGTCGGCGGGAGTGAATGTCTGGCCTTCCAGGTTGGTGGCCAGCACAGATTTCGCAATGGCCAGCCCGCCCTGGGGCAGGTTGAAGTAACTCGCCAGCTTATCCTCGTTGAGCAGACCGGCACTGGTGTACTTGAACAGATCCACCAGACGCGGATGCTGCTGCAACTTCAGGAAAACCGCGTTGCTGATGACCATGCGGTTGACTTCCATGCCGGTTTGCAGGCGGATGTATTCCTTGGCGGCGTCCACGTCGTCCTTCGGGTTGCTGGCCCCATCATCCCACTTCACCGCCACGCCGGCGTAAGGTACCAGCGCCGTATTGGTGGCCAGCGTGTGGACGCGCATTTCATGGTTTACCTTGATGGTGTCCACAATCTTGCGGACCTTGGCCAGGTCGGCATCGAAGTACGCGCCATACTTCAGGCGCTCTTCATCCGGCACCAGGCCTTCCAAGCCGTAGTTCTGGCAATAATAGTTATCATTGCTCACGGAGGAGACCAGGCGCGGATAACCGCTGCCCGGCGCGCGTGGTTTAAGCACAGGCACGTTGGCGAGTTCTTCCGCGCCAAACATGTAGTACGTCGCCGACTGCAGGGCGGTTGGGAACGGCGGCGCGAGCCGCGTGCCGACAAACCCCTTCGGGTCGCGCATGAACTGATTGGCGATCTTGGTGAGAATGGGGTTGAGTGTTGCGTTAGTTGCGATGGACATATTGTTATTTCGTTATTTTGTTCTGTTGGTTTGAAACGATCGAGTGGGTTACGGCACCGTGATGAACACGTCCTGGATTTCCATCACATCCCCCGCGGCATCGGCCACGGCCGGACTGATTTTGATGCCATGCGCCAGGTTGCCGCTGGCGGCCGCGATCATCGTGCCGCCCGCCTGGGCCTTCACATACGCGGGGGCCTGGCCGATGCTGCCGTCGCCGGCGACGCAGCGGACCGTACCGCCCTTGCCGGCGATGCGAACATTCCAGTTCGTGTCGCCTTCCAGCCGTTCAAACAGGAAACCGAGGAGCGGACGCCCGGCGGTGGCCGTGTAGAGCTGGATGTTGTTGGTGCCGGGAACGAGTTCCACGGCATAGCCTTCCTTGCCCACGAGGTCCGCCGGCACATTGGCCGGGAAGCTCTGGTAAGGACTGTCGTTGTAAGTTTGTTTTGCCATAGTGGTCTTTTACGATTTTGAGTTGGTGTTGGTTTGTTGGCGCGGATTATTGGCGCTGGGCATTCGTGCGAACTTTGCTGCGGAATGCGTCCTGCAGCTCCGCGCCTTCCGGCGTGCGGGCAAAGGCGATGAACGCCTGGGTCTCGTCGGCGATCTTGTTGGTTTCTCCGTACGCCTTGGCCTTGGCCATGAAGATGTCCTCCGGCTCGCCCGAGGTGGTGGTTTCCGTGCCGCCCGCGGCATTCACGATCATGCGGCTGGCACCGGCGCGGGCCGGCAACTTGGACAGAACCGCTTCGGTCGTGGTGGCATCCGCGAGATACGCCTTTTCGTAGAACTCAATCGTTTTGGTATCCGCGGGAGCGAGTCCCACGCGGCCGATGAACTTGGCCACGCCCGCCTTGGCCTGGGCTTTGAGCGTGTCGGTGTGCTGCGTCTGCAACGCGGTCAACTGGTCCGTGACCGGCCTGAGCGCGGCGGTGATGGCGTCGGTGACGAGGGTGTTATCCGCACCGGCTTTGGCCGGCGTGGCCGTTTCCGTCGCCTTGGCTTTCGCTTCCAGCGCGTTGACTTTGTCGCTGATGGGCTTGAGCACATTGGCGACGATCTGGCCGATCTCGGCCTGTTCTTCTGCAGTCATACTTTTTTTGGTTTGGTTGGTTGTTATGGGCGCCGCCTTGGCGAACGCCGCTTGTGTTGAAAAGCCGGGCCGGTTCACCAGCCCGCCGATGTTCTCGTTGATGAGGCCGAGAAATTTCTTCTTGCCCTTGCTGAACAGGAAATTTTGCGAAAAATAAGAAAACGCCTTGGCGCGCACGAGCGCGGCGCCAAACGGATTCCAGTCCGGCTCCAGGCGCACGCCGCCCTTGATCGGATCATCACCACCCCAGAAGTAGCGCTTCGGTGTGAACGTCTTCTCTGCGTCATCATGGTTTTTATCCGCGAACGGCTGCGAACCTTCGCGGCTGGCGGCGCGGGCGATGAGATTTTGCAAATCCGCATTGGCCTTGGCTGCCACCGAGGCATCCACGTCCATCTCGAAATGCTCGCCGGGATAGTCCTGCAGCGTGAACGGCACTTTTTTTCCGGGCGGAAAAACTTGAATGTCCGCCGGCAACGCACCGTCGGTGCCGATCTCCGGCAGCGCGGCCAGAGCCGAAGCGTAAATGGTGTCGAGTGTGTTCATTGTTTATTTGAGACTTTTAGCTTTCGGGATTTTCTTTGGCGATCTGCCGGTCAAGGATTCGCTGGCTGCGCGCCAGGATGGCTTGCTCCAGCGCCGTCTTGTCCGGCAGCGCTTCCGGGTCCGCGGATTGTGTGACCGATTTGGTGAGGAGATATTCCACCGTGAATCCACGGCCGTCGGGATCCTTCACCGCCAGCAGCGCGTTTTGAAACGCGCCTTTTCCACTACGGATCAAAAAGAGCTTCAACCCGGTCTCACGTTCAAAAGTGGACGTCGTCCGGCCGTAGGCTTTTTCTTCCACCGGAATGGTGAGTGCGCCGGCCGCTTTGGCGGTGATCGGGCCACCAAAGAGTTTTTGGGCGAAACGTGGATCCGAAATGCTGACACTGATCGTGGTGGGCGATTCCTGCACGGGCGCTTGCACGCTCCACGCCATGGTCAACCAGAAATGAGTACGGCGTTCGCTCAGACGGTTTGGCTCGCTCCGGTCCTTTTCCCGGAAATGCCGTTTGAGCTGGGCACCCACCATGCGGCCGGCGCCGAGCAGAATGGCGCGCGGATTTTTAGTGGCGGAAATTATCCGGCCGAACTCCACCTGGAACTTGGTGTCGTCAAACGTGAGCGTCATTTGGCACCTCCCGACGCGTCTTGCTGAGCCTTCCATTTCAGAAATGATTTCCGATTGCGGGCGTATTCCACAAAAAACTTAATCGTGGTAAAACGGTCATAAATTTTGCAGACCATACACCAGGCCAGGGACAGGCAAAAAAGGATGCCACCCAAGCAACAAACGATGATGCCGATAACCCACGAAATATAACGGAGCGCATCCACGAAGATCATTTGGCACCTCGTCTTTCCAGCGCCCCGCGCACCACGCCATTGACCACGCCGGCGCTCATCGTTTGTTCAATGACGCGCTCCAGGGCTTTGTGATCCATCTTGTCGAACACGTCCGGCAATTGCTTCTGTGCCTTGGCGATCGCAGCGATAAATTCCGCATCACTCACATTGCCGGCCTTGGCCTTGGCAATCAGCTCCTCGAAAATCGGCCGCACGGCGCCGAGCCAGCGCGGCGCAATGCCCGTGGCGTCCGCCAGCGCATTGTCCACGAGTTGGTGGTTGACTCTGGGCGCGGACGCTTTGGCGCGAGCCGCCCTGGCATTGGCGGGAAGATTTTCTCCGCCCTCCTCATCGGTGCCGCCGCTGGACGGCTGACCAAAGCCGGTTGCCGGTGCCTGGCCAATCAGCGCATCCTCGTCGGATTCGGGAATCTCCAGATCATTTTCGGAATAAAATTGCTGCTTGGAAACCCGGACGCCGGGAATGGATAGCACGGTCTTAAACTTGGTGGCTATGGCCACGCCGTCTTTTGACTGCTTGGCGCTCACCACATAGCGCGGGCATTGTGTGTCATCGCCAAAGTTCCGGCGGCAGATTGCTTTGACGAATTGCTGGTTGATGATTTTGGCCGCCCGGCCGCCGACCGCGTGGATTTTTTCGTCGCGCTTGGTTTTGCCGACCGTCGCGCTGGCCTGGGTGCCGCCGCCGCGCGCGCCCGGTCCGCCATGCTCGCTCGACATGGCTTCGGAGAGAACCACCAGGTCGCAAATCGTATCCGCCGCATCAATCAGGACTTTTTGCGGATTTTCGCCCGCGCCCTTCATGGCTTCCAGCAGCTTTAGGTCCGTTCCGGCCGGGAACGCGGCATAGGCTGCACTGCCCATGTCGCGCAGCAGCGTTTCGACCAGGTTGATGGTTTCCAGCGTCGCACCCTGTTCCCACGTCGCCCAGCGCAACGGCTGACCGAATATCTGCGAGTAATTTAAAAACCACTCCCAGGTGAAATTCTGCGCGGCCCAGAAAAAGCCCAGGATGCGCAACATGCCGGAGTTGACCGGATGTCCGGACTTTTGCTTGATGATCGAAATGATGAATTTGTCATCTGGGAACTTCGTCCACATCGAACCATCCGCGGGCAGTGGGGCATCCGGGTTGCTGAACTTCACCTCCTTGGCGTTCAACATCAGCTCGTCGCCCGCGACCGGGTAATTCGGGTAGCCGTAATAACGCGGATGCACCCAGCGCGTCGCCTTCACCGGGAAATACATTTCCGGGCCGTCCCCCAAATCTTCCGTCACCGGCGTTTCGGGAAAATCCATTTCCAAAACCGAGATCGCCTTTCCCAGCGCATCCAGCACGTCATAAACCGTGTCGTCAAAATCGTTCTCGTTCGCCTTCGTGTCCGGCGACATGTTGTCAATGATGTGCTCGATGATCCGCGCCCGGCGTTGCGCTTCCGGCGTGGGCTTCTGGCCCTTGAGCGCGAACGGCTGTAGATTCCACTCCAGATCGTTGACCGCGTTCTTCAGCTCATTGAGGTTCTTCGTGAGCCGGGGCCAGGTCTGCTCCATCAGGTCGAACATCAAATACTGCGAAATCAGATTCCCCGCCATCGCGCCGCGGCAAATATTTTCTGTATAGGTCGGCGAGTACTGCGTCAGCGTCGCCGACATCCACCGATCGCGGGCTGACGGCCGGATGATCAGCGACATCGGCGACGCCGGTGTCGGGGTGGCTAGCACAGCCGGGGCAGTCGCCCGCGCGGCAGCGGCTCTGGCCGGCAAACTGGCCGGGTCAACGATGCTGGTACCGGCAATGAGAAATTCGCTCATAGGACCGTTTAAAAAAGGGTTGATGCCTGAAAAGCCGGTTCACGCCCCAAACTGGCTTGTGGCTGACCGATTAAATTGCCAGTTGCAACGCATTGCAGGGCATTGCAGCGCCCCGGTGCACCTTTGGCTACGGACAGTGGCGGAAAACCGCCTGCGGGCATTTGGGGGGCTTGGTTCATGGTTTGGTGATGAGCAGTTCCCCGAAGCGGACCTCGGAATGCGTGCGGTTATTGCATAACCGATTCTGCGAGCTGACTGCCTCGACCTTGCAGTCCTTGAAAAGTTCACGGTTAAGCGGCGAATCATCCACCGTCACAATCCAGTTGCCGGCGAGCTTACCGATATTCCGGCGGAGCTGACGCATCTGGTCCGGCGTCCAGCCCATGTAGGCTTCCGTCGGCGCGTTCGTGTACGGGGGATCAATGAAGAAAAACGTGTCCTTGGAATCGTAATTTTTCAGACAGCGCTCATAGGGTAGGTTCTCCACCACCACGCCATCCAGGCGCTCGTGTGCCCGGCGCAGCAGCACGCCGATCTTCTGGTGATCGAATCCCACGCCGCCGCCTTTCGTCTTGGCCACGCCGAAGCTGTGCATGCCGCCGCCGAAGCTGGAACGGTTGAGCAACAGGAACCTCGCCGCCCGCTGCAGCTCCGTGAGACCCGGCTGCTGGATGAAGTCATGAAGGTTCTGCCGGCTGGATTGCAGCCATTCCAATTCCCCCAGCAGCGCCGGCAGATGAAATTGCAGGTTGCGGTACAGCGCCACCAGGCTGCCATTCAGGTCGTTGACAATCTCCGTGGACGCGCGTGGCTTGTTGAACAGGACGGCCCCGCCACCAAAAAACGGTTCACAGTAACAGACGTGCTCTGGGATCAGCGGCAGGATGCGTTTGAGCATCCGGCTTTTTCCGCCCGGCCAGCGCAATATAGGTTTTGCATTTTCCGTGTTCATGAAAGTCTTGCCGGAATAAAAAGCGGCCGCGTGGAGATTCGCGACCCGATGCGGATCTGGCGGACTATATCCGCCGTCAGCGCGCCGCTGGTGCCATTTACCGCGTGCAGCGAGAGTTTGCCGCTGTCAAAAGTGTCGCCGTGCTTGCCGTCAACCTGCGGCTCGCAGACATACAAGCCGGCCGATTTCACCACGAGCCGATGATCCTCTTTGACATATTCGTCGCTCGGCATCGTCGTCCGGTTGTCATTGATAACCGCCGAATACAAATCACCGAGCCAAGTCTTGTAGTTCGCATCGCGGGCATAACCGGGCGGCGCCGGTTCCACTGTGTTGCGCGCATCCACCAATTCAAAGGGGACCATCCAGCCCAGCTCCTGGGCTGTCTCGCGGGCGAAATACTGCTCGTTGGTGGAATCAATGCAGAGCCGCCGCGCCGCCCTGGCTTTGCTCTGGCGCACCGCCATGATGATTCGGGCCAGCCGGTCGCGTGCGATTTTGGGATCTCGCTCTTTCCAGATGATGATCGCGACCTCGACATATTCCACGCCGCGCTTCTGCATCACGGTGACGCTCGTTGGGTTGCTGGTGTCGTTGGTCGTGGTGGCCACGTCACAGCCAATGCCCGTCGGATCGTCGGAGAGATTCTGAATCAGGAATTTCAGTGCCGCCTGAAATTCCAACTCATTTTCAATGAAGAAAAATCCGCACTGACCGATGCCACGGCGCTGCGCGGTTGTGAGCGCAAACAGATCCACGGCCGCCGCACCGCCGAATTTATGCAACAGCCGGTAGCTCTCGTCTAATCCGAGCCGGTTGGCCGGGTCGGCGCAAAACTGTTCATAGGTCAATGGCTTGCCTTCACGTGTGTCGTACAACACATGACCGGCCGCATAGGCGTCGCAGAGCGACACGCGGTGAATCAGAATCCCGTTCTGCCCGCGATAGAAATGACCATTGGCGTCCGGTGGAAATTCCATGCCGGGTTCCGGCAATGTCATTTCAAAAAATGGATGCCGGTCATCCCTGGGCAGGTTCGACGCGTAAATGAGCTTGAACGTCCGATCGGTGTCCATGATCGGCTTCACGGCAATCTGCAAATCGCGTTCGAGATTCGGATGCGTGAACCCGGCCTCATCGCGGACCACCGTGCCCGTCCAGCCGCGGGCGGTCGCTGGATTCGGGGCGATTACGCGGAGCCGGGAATAATCCGTGCGGTTGTGGTACAGCCGCATTTCTAACCGGGATGAGCGATACAGGTCCGTGAAATCCTCCGTGCTCAAATTCGTGTAGAGTTTGCCCGTGTCGGAATTGGCGCACTTCAACGGCATGGCGTTGGCCTGCGAAGATTCATTCATTGTCTTCTGCAGCGCGGCCGCCTCGCGGGTGACCAGGGAAGCCTGCTCGGCCGAACTCAATGTCTTGCTCACCAGTTCCGAGCCGGTCAGCAGCGACGCGCTGGCGGCAATGACATTGCGGCCCGACTCGCGGGACATCTCATCAAACGCGATGTCGCCCAGTGTGGTGGACTTCCGGCACTGCCGCGCCCAGAACAGCACCATGCAGCGGACCTTGCGGACCGCGACCAGCGCGACTTTTTGGTAAAGCCGGCGAGTCCAATGTTTGGTGGCGTTCATTTATTCGGGCAATTTCACCGCACCGGATTTTTCCAATTCGTCCACGTCCGCAAAGTGATGCTTGCGCAGCAGCCGGATTTTTTCCTCGTTGGGGATGTTCAACTCCACGATGCGATTGGTTTCCTTGTCATGGACCGCCTTCAAAATTTTCTCGCAGGTCTGATACTCGAATTCCTCGCGGGCCAGCTTGAGTGCCTCGCTCTTCGTGTGCGCGTCCTTGATGCGCTTCCACGTCAGAGAATCTTTTTCCTGGATAGCCAGCGCCGAAAAAAAGAGCTGGCCGGCCACGTCGAGTTCCTGTTGAGAGAGCGCCGGATTGCTGCTCTTCAAATCCTCCAGCACCTGGGCCACAGTGGATTCGTTCCGGGCCAACTGTTGCCGCAGCACATACCAGGATTGAAACTCCGATAACGCTCCGAGCGAAGTGCTGAAGCCATCGGATTTCAGCCACTCCAGCGTGGCCACATAACCGACGGCCTGCAGTTTGGCAAAGATGCTGGCCTGGCGCTCTTCGGGGAGCATCTTCAGTTTGGCGTCAATGCGGGGTTTACGGTTCATGCGTTCATTCCTGCCAGCAGATCGCGGCCCGCTGCCGTGATGCGCCAGGCGCGGTTTTCGGGGGAGAGTGTTTTGGTCACCGCTACGACGAGGCTCTTGTCGGCCAGATATTGCAGTTCTGTCTCCAGCTCACTGGCATCCAGTCCGGGTCGGCCCTCAGAGCAGGCCATTTGCAGCAGCAATGCAGCGGGCAGACCGAACCGCGCTGATGGATTCCCGTCCAAGAACCGCAGCAGGCTCAACCGCAGTTGTTCGCGTTGTTCGGGTGAAAGTTTCATTGGCGAAGATTCCCTGTGTTTTTGAGCAACGCCACGATCTGCATTGGCAGTTCGCGCAACGTCTTATCCAGATCATTGCGGCCGTCGGTGATGCGCTTGTGCAACACCTTGTCCTCGAGCTCCAGCTTGGTGACGCTGTTGGCCAGATCCGTTTTGGTAGCCAGCGTCTCGACGAACCTTACATCCAGCACGGCCGGGTTTTGTCGCGGGAAGAAAATTTCCTTGCCGTAATAGACCGCCGCCAGCAATCCGCCGATCGTCACGGAAATGGTTTCCAGCGTTTTGTCCGCCGCCGGGTCAAAAAGTGCGAGCATGGTTGTAAGTGCGAGCATCATTGAGCGTTTGGTGTTGGGAGTGGGTTGCTTGTAGGCCGGGTGCCCTCACCCGGCGTTTTTAAAGTGGTAGTTGCAGACGGAGCGCCGGCCTCCGGCCCGGCGGGCAATAATTCGGCAACCGGATGCGCATGGAGGTATTGCAGAACGGACCAACCGAACGCGCTTAGAAATACGATGGCCAATTGCTGGACGGTGAGGGCGGTCACCTGAATGTCGAATTCGGCGCACGCCTGGTGCGCCGTGGCGGCGCCGCCGTAAACAATGAGTGAATTTACGGCGCTGTCGAACGCAGTCGCGTTCATCGCGAGCCAGTAACGCAAGATGGCAGGTGGAATTTTCATTGGCGTTTTTCCCCGTCTTGGCACCAGGCGAGCCAGCCGAAGGCCGACACGTTGAAATAAATCAGCAGCGACTTGGCGAGACCGCAGCCGTTGGCCCGCATGGCCGTGAACAAAATCCAGTCCCAATAAAACTTCATGGTCCACGATCCGCCGCGCTCGAGCTGATAGCCGTGGTCATGGATTGTTGCCGGCGCGTCGAGCTGGTCATCGCCATTCAAATCGTCCGCCAGCCAGGCGATGAGAAATCCAAGCCCGCAAATTACAAGTGACAATTCCGCGCGCCAGAACTCCGGGGAAAAACTATTGAGCAAGAATGCCAGCGCCATGATCAGCGCGCCGAGCCGGGACAGCGAAGGAATAGAAGCGAAGTCAGTGACGAATCCGCCTTCAACCACATGCACCTTTCCCGTCGGATCGCGAAACACCAACGGCTTATTAAGCTGCCAATTCTTGCCACCGGGCAACGGCGTCACATCCAACGGCCTCAAAAATTGAGCGCGAGAAGGCCGTAAAAATTTTGTGGGGGCGATATTCATTTCAGGGCATGGGCAGCGGTTCCGTGGTGGGATGCGCCGGCTTTATCAGCCGTGGCGACGATGTGGTCAGCCGCGCTTTGGCGTGGGCGCGCTGCAGGGCGATGTTGACGCGGGTGATGTCCAGCGACCGGGCTTCGCCCGTGATCTTGATCACCTCGCCTCTCCGGCCTTTCCAGTGCATCGGTTTTTTCATTTTGAAAACGTGCCGGATTTCACTGACAGAACTTTGACTGCCTTCTGTTCGGGAATTCTTGGCCGTCCGGCGCGGCACCTGGCTGCATGGTTTGGTTTTATAAAAAGTTGCTGGCGACCGCAGAGCGGAAAGACCGGCCAGCGCGGCCTCCTTTAAGTCGTTACTTCGTCACCGCATTGGTCACTGCACTGGCAGCCGAAGCGGCGGTGGAAACAGCGGCGCCGGAACCGGTGGCCGCAGATACCGCGGCACCGATAATGGAACCTCCGGCAGTCCCGGTAGCAGTGATGGCGGCAACGTCGTTGCTCGTCACCGTGGACTTGATGGACCCGACCGCCACGGCGCGGCTGCCACCCAACGCGGTCTGGTTGGTGCGTGTAAACACGAGTTGCGAAGCCTCCGGATCGGTGAACACAAACGTTCCGCCGCCGGCGCTGGTATCAACCCACTCTTCGCGGTAAGCGAGGAAGCGATGCGGCCGTTGTACCAGCGAGGTCCAGAACCCCGCCGCGTTGGTCCCGCTTGGCGCAATGACCTCGTAATCGGAAACCATGTTCTCGGCCGGCGTGTTGGTAATATCCGGTTTGATGGTCGTCCAGCCTGGAGGGGTCGTCTCGCCATAGGCCGCAATGACGTGTCGGGTTTTCGATCCGTCATGCGCGTGCGCGCAGCCGGAGGCGGCGAGGGTGAGGCCGACTGCGAAAATTCCGACGCAGGCGGTGACGATTAAACTTTGGGTGATTTTATTTTTCATTCGATGTTGAGTTTTGAGTATTCGATGTTTTCAGACCGCTTGGAAAAAATCGGACAGCGGCATCTGCCGGCAGGACGCAAGCGAGCGAGCGAGCGGATACTGGGATGGCGAAATGCCGCTGAAGTTGGCAGTCGAATCCGGAAACTCTGAAGTCCGGTGGGCTGGTTGGTATTGTCGCTCGCTCATTACGGGAGCGAGCATGGCAGAGGTGCCGGTGGAAGTATCGGTCGCGGGGACCGAATTCGTTTCTTACCCTGTGGGCCGTGTGTCCCCACACGACGGCGCGCGCTAACTGAGCCGGCGCGCCTTGAGGAACTTCACAATGCTGTCACGGGCCAGCAGCGCAAAACTGTTCGGACCATCCGCCTGCAGTGGACCGCGCACCACCGTCAGCAGTGGCAGCAAAGCGTAGATGTGCTGATGGCTGCAAGCCAGAATGCGTTCCAACTCCGTGCTGCGGAGGTCGCGGTTTGGCAGCAGCAGCCGGAGCACTTCATCCTCGCCCAGCGCCGGCATCGGCTGCTGGTAGCAAAACGCCCACGCCGATTCGGCCCAGATACGGATCTCGCGCCGATCCGCGCCCGGTGCCGCAATGTCCCAGGCAAACCGGATGACCTGGTTCTCCACGTCAATCAAGAGCGTGTCATAATCGCGGTCAAAAAAATCCGCGCAGGAATCCAACGCGAGGGTCGGTTTCGTGCGCGGCAGTTTGACTGGCAATTCGAGCTGACTCACGGGGCAAGCTTACCACGGGCTGTCAATGACCCTTTTACATTTCCACAAACATTTTCAGCGGCTTGAGTTTGGCCACCACCCGGCGACCGTCCATCACCAGGATGTTCCCGTCCTGGTCCGCCACCGGCGTGTCGCCGATCAGCACGGCATACTTGCCGGCCGTCTTGCGGTCGTAACCTTGCGCCATGATCTCGGCAATCAGTTCGGGAATAAAATCGGTTTCGTTCATAGCCATCCCAGTTCAATAAACAGCTTTTCGATCGCGTTGGCCAGCGGAGAAAAATCCGCCGCGCTCCACTGACGATCCCCGGTGGATTGCGCCGACGCCAACTGTTGCTGCAGCAGCGGGCTGCCGGATCGTTCCGCCACGAATTGCGCGTAAGCCCGCGCCCAAATTTCCTGCGGCTTTAAGAAATAGGCGCTGGTCTCATCACCATACGTCGCATAGTGGGCGCGCAGTTTGGTTATGGCCGAGGTTTTTTCGGCGGCGTCCAGCACGGCGCGCATGAGGGGATGGTTGTCCGTCGTGGCGAAACCTCCCTTGGCCCCGATCGCGTCGAGATCCAGAAAATGTCCGGTCTCATGCACGGCTGTCAGCGCCGGCCAGGAGCCATCCGGCCGGATGGCAATGTATTTCCCGGTCAGACCATCCGGGCCATACTGCGGCTGGAAATAACCCAGCCAGCGGCGGCTCGTCTGCCAGAGCGGAATCTCCGGCAGATTGCCGTCATCATGCACCTTGTCAATGGCAGCCAAGGCGGCACGCGCCTGATCCGCCAGATCACCATGCACCTTCAACTGAATTGCATCGCTCACCGGACTCTGCCTTTGTGGAGATAGCGACGCCTCCAGCTCCTTGTCCTCAGCGACCGTGTTCCAACTGAGGGTCTGGTTTTTTTCATCAAACTTCACCTTGTTCCCAAATTCCTTTTTCAGCTTCTCCACCAGGTCCGGCGCCAGCGTCTTGATGCTGGCTTGCAGATCCGTGTTCAGGTTCAAAAACTTTTTCGGCGCCTGGATGGTTTCGCCCGGCTTGAGCAGGTGCAGTTGCTCCGCCTCGTCCCGGTCCACGTCCTCCACGTCATGTCCGCAGCCCCAGCCCCACGGTCCCCAGGGCGTGCCAAAATCATGATTGATCACCAGCCACCAGATCGGGTCATTTTTCAGATAGACCTGATTTTCATATTGCTGGTGCAGTTCGCGCGGTTCCTTCACATCGCGCACGCGGATGAACCGCATGGCCGGGAACTCGTTCAACACGTCCGGATCCATCCCTTGTTTCCACCACCCGAAATCCTGCGCCTGCCGCGACTTCACGTCGAAAATCAAGCCCAACCGCTGCTCGCTGGCGATGTCCGTCAGACCGCCCGCGCCCCGCACGATGCCTTCCTGCGCGAGAAAATCCTGCATCTGCGAAACAAAGGCCGCCCGGCTGCCGGTGGCCAGCATCGTTTCGCCCGCCTCCGTTTTCGTTCGATTGCCGGCGAGGAAATTGCCGAGCAGATCCTGGGCGCGTTGCAGCACGCGGGCAGATTCAATGCGGGAGGAAAAAAACGCGTTGTCGCGCAACTGCAGCGGCAGGTCGCCCCACTCGCTGCTGGTGAACGTGCTGCCGATCACGGACTGGTCGCCGAGTTTCTGGATGGCCTCGTCAAAGGGGATGGGAGCGATGAATTCCATGTTAGTTCAGGTTGAAAACGACCATGGCGGAACTGTATTTGCCATTCGCGTGGAGGACCACCATTTTGCGCACGCCGTCACAAGTATATACTCCCGTGCCGATCGCGCCGTGATTTTCCGACAGAAAATATTCCGGCTGGGGATATTCAAAGGGCTGACCGGTCGCCGCCTCGATGCGCGCCCGAATCTGTGCCCGCTCAGTTGATGTGAAGGTTTTCATCCGAATATTTTGTGGGCGGTTTGGCGCAGCCGGCCGGCGCGGCTGGCCATCTCCTTGGCCTGGCTTTCCAGCGTGGCGGCGCAATGGTGAATTTCCTCCGGACTGCAATTCTCGATGTGCCGGTAGCCGCTCTGACCGCTGATGATCCACGCCGACGCATTCGCCAGGGCGCGCAGCCAGCGCTTGTTGTTCTCCGAAGCCGGCCGCCCCAGGGAGAGCAGAATGTCGCCCGCGGTGAACCAGCACTTGCCGCCGCGCAGAAACTCCTCCAGCCAGCGCACGTCCGCATCCGCCGCGTGTTGCGGCCGGTCAAACAGGTCTGGCTGGGCGGTGGGCATGTTATTAAGCGACACGTCTCGCACCGCTGTATGTCAGGATGCTCTTCGTGGTCTGTTTCGTGTTTGAACACTTCGTCAAGGCTTCGGCAGTCAATCCATTCGCCACACACCTGACACTGTATAAAATGTTCTCGTTCTTCGAGCTTCGCTTCTTCGTATGCTTTGTTGCTCATATAGGTTAGGCGTTTTTGATAAACGCATCGCCGGTTTTGGCATATCGTTCCCTGGCTTCCGCCCAAAAATCCGGTTCAGTGAACGGGGCTTTTGCCGCCTCAATGACTTCGCGGATTTCCCGGCCCGTCAGATCATCACGAAACCGATTTACCCAGGTGAGCCATTCTTCCAGCGTGCGCAGGGAATGATCTGAGTATGTGCCGATTCCGCCGGTTTCGCCGAAGGTCGTGTAACAAAAATCGGGATAATCCCGATTCACTTCCATGATCAGGCAACGGGGTTTGCGCAGATGGTCAGCGAAAGCAATGTCCATCGGTTTAAAGCGAAAACGTTTAACCCCTGTCCAACGGTCAATCTGGATCGTCTCCGCCGGCATTGGGTGTTGGATGTTTCCCATATGGTTCATGACATTTTTTTACCACACCACGGGCAGTGGCTTATGGTTATCATGCGTGGATCATCGCGCTTGAGTTTTGAGCCATCGGTACGTTGAAGCGGTATTCCAAACTTGGCAGTGATATTGAGTTCGTTGATTTGGAGCATGGAGCAGGCATCCGAGAGTTTGTACCCCATTTTGCGAAGCTCATTATCTTTTTCATGCCAGCAATTGCACGAGGACTCCGTATTAGGTTTTGTCTCCGCCGTCATTGGGTGTTGGGCGTTGAATGTTGAATGTTCGATGTTTCCCATAAATTTTAAAAAGGTTCGCCGGCATCCGCATGAAACTGCCGTCCATGCGCCAGTTGTCCCATCAGCCACTTCAACTTGCCCAGGTCCAGCGTCTCAAATTCCTCCGTGCCAAAGGCGTTCTTGGCAATGGTGGCAATCACCGCGTGCGGGGCGCGCTGCTTGATAAGCTGCAACAGCGTCTTGACCTGGGCAGCGGCCGGATCCATCCAGGCATTCAGGCTGGCCAGATCCAGCGGGTCAATCAGCAGCCCGACCATGCCGCCGTCGCGCAGCTCGCGTCCGTTGCCCCACAGCACCAGCAGCCGGGAGAATTCGTCATTGGTCAGCACCTTGGACGACTTGTCCCGGCCGAACGCCACAATGTGGCAGCCCTTGCGCAGATCCTCCGCCGTGGGCGCCCGGTGCTCCCGGTTGGCCCGGATTGTGGCGGCCGTGAACACCCCCTCATGCCATTCACTGGCGTCCCGCACCGCCTCATCAACCAGCCGGCCGCCGCGCATCGTCCAATGGTTGGTGCGCGTGCAGCAAACCCACCGGCGGATATATTTGTCATGTTGGCTAGGTGTCATGGCTGCGGGGTAAAATTGAAAAAATGCAGCGATTTGCCGAGGCGCTTCATGGACACGATGACCTCGTCGTGGTGGGCATCGCAGTATCTGAAACCATTTTTTAAAACCCACTTTGCAGGCTCGTTGCAGGGAACCTGCCGGTTTGACTCGTCGTGGACCAGAAACATGCAGCCATCCGGTGCGGCGTCGGGCAGTTTCACCGGAGCGCCATTAGCCAGGGGAAACGGCATTTTGATTTCCGGCTCCTGGCCGTACTTCATGCGGAGGCGGTCGGTGGAAACGCGCCGACCTTGAGTGAACCAGAGCGACGGGCGCGAGGAGTTGCAGAAGCTGCCAGCAAAGCAGCGTTCCCATTCATCCAACAGCAATCCGTTCTTGGCGCGGCTGGCACGGGCCAAAGCTTGCAAAAAAGCGAGGCGGTCCAAATCGGTGATGGCAGAGTTTGGAATCATAGTTGTTCGCGGACTTTTGCTTCCACATCCGCCGACAGGTTGAAAAGGCTCTGGCGACCGATGACCGGGACGGGATTTTTGAGCCGGATTACGTTGTTCCATTCCAACGCAAACCGGCCCTTGGAATAATCGCCAAGAGCACGCTCAGTTTGGGAAATAGAATCCGACCAGAATTCAATGTTGCCATTTGCCCTCACCTGGACGACTGCCACGACACAGCCAAAAGGCAACAGATGAAAATCATTTTCAACTACATCCACGAATGCTCTTAATATTTCCGGGTGATCCACCAGCAGCCCGTCGAAAATCGCTGCCATATCGCCGGTGCTTTTTTGAGCGGCACAAATGGCCAACTCACCAAGAAAGTTTAAGCGCCGTCGACGCGTCTCAATGTGCTTGAGTCCAAGCGCAATCGCCGATGCCCAGGGCTGCCAGATGGAAATTGCTTTCATGCGACCTCCTTCGTGGGGCCGGCGTTGTTTTCGGTGGTGCTGATCATAAATTTATTTGGTTATCTAAAAAAAAGTTGAAGGGTGACTGTGATGAGCGCGCCGGCGACAAAGACCAAAGCCATCGTCGCCAGCCGGTCAATTCGCTCGCGATTCCGGCGCCGGATGATTTCCTGTTTAATGTTTTCCGCTTCGTCCCAGAATGCCTGGGCTGTCGTGCCGGTTTTCAGCGGCAGATTACTTACGACGGGTTGCATATTCATTCTCCTTTTGGCGGATGGCCAGTTGCTCCAGCCGGCCGCCAATTACTTGATTGAGTTTCAGAGCTTCCAGAAAGTTGTCGTCCAGGATCAAACCCTGCTGGGCGGCCAGCGTGATCGCCAGGGCTTCGTCGGTGAGCGCCACCCGCAAGTAATCGGGCGACAAAAACAATTCCATCTCCGCTCGCCGGGCTTCAGTCATTGGCTGGGCCGGGCCGATGGCCAGCGCCTCATACGTCGCTTTGCGGAATGGAATACCAAAAAGGGCAGTCATTGGCTGGGCCGGCCCGGAGGCCAGCACTCGGATGGCATCGGGCTTGCTCATACGTTCCTCCCGTTGATGATCGCCAGGCAATGTTCGCAAGTGACCGGTCCGATATCGCCCTGCCAGGCCGTGGCGGCCCTGGCATTGCGGCCGCCGCCGCAGATCGGCCGGCCGGCCCGGTTGACGGCGTGAACCTTGTGCTGCTCGGTTTTGCACGCGCAAGCGTGATTCCACACCAGCAATTCACGCACGGCCGGAACGGCAGCTTCAGCCAGGGCATTCATTTTGCCACCTCCTCGGCCGGGCGCAGATCCACCATCCGCACCCAGACTTTTTCCCCGTCGCTGGTTTTTACCTGCGCGCACCCGCGCAGGATGTGCAGAATTTCCCCGGTCCGGTCCGCCGTCCCGGTCGCGGTGCCATTCACCAGGGCGCGCGTAAATGTTACCGTGTTGCCCGCGCTGTATATTGAGCGGATCATATACCCTCCTTTTTCTTCAGCGGTTCCGGCAGCACCCGCTCGGCAATGGCGTTCTGCACATAGTCAATCGTGAATGGCGCACCGTCGGCATCCGCCTCGTCCTTGGCGTCCTGCATGATTTCAAAGAAGCGCCGGATGCGGCCGCGCGCCCGGCCGATCTCGGTCAGGATATCCGCGTTTTCATCGGCCTTTTGCAGCCCCAGCGTGGTGGCGATCAGCACCAAATCTTTTTTCGGCGGAAAATTGGGCAGCCGCAGAAATCCGTCCCGGCCGCCCGCCCGGCCCTCAAATTGTTCCAGGTAAATGCTGTTTGCGTTAAACATCTGCTCCTCGTTTTCCGGCGTGATGCTCCAGATGATCGCGCAGCCCGTCTCGTCCTGTAGCGACCGCAGGAACTGATAGGCCGGCTGCTGCTCGATGTTCTTGCCCAGCGCCTGCAGCTTTTGGCTCGACTTCACCATGTCCTGCATGTTGTCAATGATGATGCCCTTGGGCTGTCCGGCGTGCGGCATCATGCTCTCAAAAATCTTCGCCCGCGCCGGACCGTAGCTGATGCTCCGGCTGGCCCCGCACTTCACCGCAAACCGGATCACAAACTCCTTCAGCGAACCGTTGTCGGTGGATTCCATCCATTTCAACAGCGGATTGCGCATCACCAGCTCTTTGTAGCTGGCCGTCTTGGAGGTGCCCGTCGGCCCCATGATCACCAAAAAACGGTTTACGCGATCGCGCCGCAGCTTTTTCTCAATGGCCCGCTTGATCGCCAAAAAAGTGCTAGTCTCCACAAACGGAATGCCGCCCTGCAGCAGCTCCACCCGTACCTGATTCCGCACCGCCTCAATCGCCTGCAGCAGATTCGTCGCGCTCACGTACGGACTCGGCAGTTCGTTGCCGTCCGCATCGTGCTTCCACCGCCCCTTCAAAATTCTCACCCAGTTCGTCTTGTCAATCGTCACTCCCACCAGCCGCGCGCGTTCCACCAGCACGTCCACGTCGCGCTTGCACTCATCCCGCACAAACGTCTTCAGCCATTGGAATGGCTGCTGCAGCGGTCCGGGGAACAACTGCATTTCAGCCTCAATGTGCGGGTCATCCCAGTAAATGGTGACCGCCTGTCTCAACTCTCTGGATTTTTGCTCGCTCATTTTCTTTTGCGTCCTTTCTTTGGTTTTTTGGTTGTCTGTCAATCGTCGGTAGTGCTGACGATCAAATTTTTCCGCGCCGCCGCCCGGTTCGCCTGCCGCTCCAGCCGCGCCGCCTGCCGGTCAAAATCCTCCTGGCTCACGCCCGCCGCCCGCTGTTTCAGCCGGTCGCTCATCCGCTGCACCGGCTCCGCCGTGGGCTGGACCGGCTGCGGGAAGTTGGATACGCGCTCCACCGCGCCGACGCCCGACCGGGCCTCGTGCGATTGTGCGCCCACCGTGCCGTCCGTGCGGATGGCCACCGAGCTGCGCCGCAGCGCCTGCGCGTTCCGCCGGCTCGCGTCCAGACCGATGTCCGGGTCCAGACCGTAGCCGAGGATCCGCCGGCGGAAGCGCGTCATGCGGTTGATCTGCTCGCCCACGCCCAGGATTTCCCCGGCATGGTGCCCGCTGAAATTCTGCGCCAGCACCACCGTCGCCAGGCAGTCCGGCGCAAACGGGTTGAAATACAACTTCACCGTCGCCCCGTTGAAATTCACCATCCACTCCGCGCTGAAATCGAAAACCTCGCTGTAATCCTCCATCAGCTTCACCGTCGTCCGCACCTTGAACCCGCGCACCTTCAGCGGATCCGTCACCACCGGCGAAAACATCCATGCCATTTTCGGATCCAGTTTCCGCAGATGCTTCGGCGCCAGCCGCTCAAAATATTCCTGGGGAATCCATTGGCCGTATTGCACCGACTTGATGAGCTGGGAATTGTGCTCCCGGATCGCCTCATGCAGCGCCTTCAACACATCCGCCAGCATCGGGAAATGGAGCCGGGGATCCGTGTGGCCATGCCGGCAACTCACCACCAGCTTGTTCGTCTCCTCATCATCCCCCATGAACCGCCCCACCTGGCCCGGCATCATGGAAAGCTTCGTCCACAGCTTGTTGAAAATGCCTTCAATGACCTTCTGGTGCGGCGACGCGGCGCGCTCAATCTTGATGTCCAGCAGGTTCAGCGTCTCCGTCACCAGCTTCGCCGCGCTCACGCCGTGCTCCAGTATCATCGCCCGTGGATAGCCATGCTCCGTAAAGGCCGTGTGCAGCGTCGCCGTCAAATCCTCCGCCCGATACGAACTGCGCGGCCGCGCCGTGTAGTTGAATCCGGGAATGAAGTGGCTGCGATGATCTGCCGGCACCAAAAACTGAAACCGCCCCACCATCACGTGAAACTTTTCCGAGCATTTGTTCCCTGGCAAATCGAACGGCACGCAGCACACAAAATTGATCGTCGCATCGTCCAGCGTCCATTTCTCACCCGGCTCAATCTCCCGCTCCAGCCCCGTCGCCTCGTCAATCTCCAGATTCAGCGAGCCGGGCGACTCCACCAGTTTCAGCCAGGCATTCCGCGGCCCGCGATCTGCCAGCGTCGCGGCCACATTCACCCGCACCTGGTTGCGCATCGCCGGCGTGATGCAAACCTTGCCGGTGTCGAACCGGCTTTGGATGAGCGCCGCATTCTCCGGCGAGAGCAGCCCGCGCTTGAGCGCCACCCGCAGCGCCTCCGGCGTGCTGCCGGAAGTCGCGTTGCGGTTCGTCTGCAGCACCAGCGCCCGCACCGCCGCCGCCTCGGTGTCACTGAACTTGTGACCGGGCTTGCGCCCGGCTTGTTTGCTCTGTGGCAGCAGCGCGTCCAATCCTCCCGCCGCCTCGGCCCGGTCCCAGCGGTACAGCGTCTCTTTGGGAAACCCCACCTCGCGCGCCGCCTCGTTATTCGTCTTGCCAGCCGCCTGCAATGCCCGGAACGCTTCCACCGCCGACCGCCGTAGCACCGCGGTTTTCAAATCCTCTTCCGTCACCGCAACTTTCGCCGGATCTTTCGCCACGGTAATGGTCCCGGCAGCCGTGAATACGGTCCCGGCTATGATCGCGACCGGGCCATTCGCCGCGCGTGCCACCGCGCTTGAAATTGTCTCGGCAGCCGGGGAAATGGCCCCCCGGCTGCCGGCTGATTGCGCCGGACACAGATCAGCACCTGCGTATGAAGCGGAACGGTCAGCACTGGGATTCTCGTCGGCCTGGCCGTTCCTCAGCCCGGCACCGCTGTCATATCTGCCGACGAAATTAGACTCCAGAGACAGCGCTTTCCCGCTTTCCGCTTTCCCGCTTTCCGCTTTTCGGGCGAAGGTTTCGTCTGCTCTGGAAATGGGGTTCATGTTATTTCTTTCCGCCTTCATTGGCCGCGTCCGCGTAGATTTTGGCGATCTCCCGCAGCGCCTCCGCCGCGGCCTTGCAATCCTCCGGCGTCATTGCCGTCGCCCGCTTCAGAATGGCCGACTTCACCTCTTTCTTGTCGCCCGCCGCCATCTCGTTCCACAGCCGGAACCGGTTGGCCACCCCGTCGGCAAATGTCTGCATGAACAATTCCAACTGACCGGACCGGTTCGGGTTGAACTTCTGCCCGTTCTTCTCCGCCTCAATCACCTGCACAATCCCCGCCTTGCACGCGCCCAGGCCGAACGGCTTGTCCGGGTCGAAAATCTTCGCCTCCCATTCCTCCCGAAAATCCGGCGCCTTCTTGAACGTCTCGTGCAGCCAGTTGGCTTGCTGAATAAGGTCGTGAGAAAAGCCCATTAGCCTCGACCACTCCTCGACCGTTTTCCCCGAAGACGATTCAATCGTGTTCGGAGAACATTGGCCTTTTCGCAGATTTTCCAGACGGCGAACCCTTTTTTGCTCGAAGGTTTCGCCCAGGATCGGGGCGGCCACATAGGCCCGCTGGCCCTTGGTCAGATTCCGGCGCAGCAACAGCTCGCGCAGGACGATTTCGTTCGCCTCCTCCGGTTCCACCACCACGCAGGGCACTTCCTTCATCGCCCAGGCGCGTGCCGCCAGCACCCGAGTCCATCCATCCACCACCTTGCCATCCACCGTGATCTGGATCGGATGCTTGATGCCGTTTTCCTTGATGTCGTCCTTGAATCCGTTGAACTCATCCGAATCCTCCGCCCAGCGCACCATCTTGCGCACAAAGGGCAGCGGTTGGAGTTTCGCGGGGTCCCGTAGTTCGATTTTCGTTGTATTCATAAAAAAATGTTCAGCGCTCCTTTGGGCTTTTCGACTTCGTGCCTTGAAATTTTGTAGGCCGGGTGCCCTCACCCGGCGTTTTTGAAAGGCTGATGGGTTGCTTCATGAAGACGATCCAATGCGTCTTAGCGGTGGCTCCGCATCTCTGTCCGAAGAGCGGTTTCTCTGGCGTGAGCGAGAGCACGGTCGAGACCGGAACCCGATGCTCGTTCCATTTAAAAATGAGCGTTCCGAGCGGGCATAGGACGCGGAAACATTCAGCAAATCCGGCACGAATTTCGTCGCGCCAGCCAGCCGACAGCGTGCCGTATTTTTTCGCAGTCCAGCCATTGGGACCGGCGAACGTGTGCGGCGGATCAAAGACGACCAGCGAGAACGTTGAGTCCGGGAAAGGTAGCGCTTTGAAATCTGCCAACACGTCGGGATCAATGACGATTTCACGCCTGCCTTGTCGTGTATCCGCCACGCACTTTTCTCGGCGCTTATCCACAAACAGAGCGCGCCCGTCAGCCCGGTCAAACCAGAACATCCGTGGACCACAGCAGGCATCCAGCACCGGAGGAAGATTTGCCTTCATGCCGCCCTCCTTGATGTGTTGATCCAGGCAACGAAGGTCAGCCCGGATTCTCCACGCTGTTCCACTTGCAGCGCCTCGCGCTCCTCCTGGCCAATGAATGCCTTGGTATTGCCGCCGAAGAAAATCCGTGCCGCCAGGTTCCACGCTGCGGTTGCTGCCGAACCAGTACTGGTCGCCCGCAGCTTTCCTCCTGCGCGGGCGATATATCCATCAACGCCCTGCTCGCAATTGATGACGACGAGGTTCGCCTCGGTGATCGGGGTTTTCATGCGCCCCTCCCGTCCAGGTTGAGTTCTTGCCGAATGAGTTGCCCGATCTGCCGGCGCTCCGCCAGAGAGTTGGAGAAACACGCCGCGCGTAGGATGCGCACCTGGGCATCTACGTTGCCGTCCAGGTAGGCCTGCTGGCAGGACGATCGGAACGTCCGCCGGTGCCGCAGATCGGCTATCAGCTCACGAATGAGAAAATTGAGAATGGTGAGTGATTTCATATAGCCTCGTCTGAAATTTGGATTCCGTTTCTGGCAAGTTTTTCGCGAATGGCAGCGCGCACAAATTTTGATCTGTCTGTGTCTTCTTTGCGCACCCCCCGTTCGATATAAGGGAAGTAATCGCGTGGAACCCACACCGTCAT